AAAGTGCGGTCGGATTTTGTTGTGTTTTAGAAGTCGATTTTTACGGCTTTTGGATTAAAGTCTCGCAAGTGTTTTAATACACGCCAGTTTGTCATTGGGTCGATGTTAAAATCGCTTGTGATGCGGTTTAAAATTTGATTGGTTGAACGTAACACGCTTAAATATTCGTAAGCCTGTCCGTAGATTTGCCCGCTCATATTTGAGCCTAAAACGTTAAAGGCTCTCTCAATATGTTGGAAAGTGCCGACGCCACGTTTGAAAGCAAACCACAACCAAGCAAGCTCTTGAAGTTCATATTCGGTAAATTCAAAACTGAATTTCTTTTCACTGCTAGGTAGTTCAGGATCAGTGATCAACTCCCCTTCTAAAATTATCTTGTGTACATACTCTACTGCTTGCGGTAATTGCTCTAATGTTAAATCTTCGATTGATTCCACGTTAAAGCGGTGGTGGATTAGATGATAGGCATCGGAATAAATTAAGCCTTTCTTACTCACCAACATATTTACGGCATTGCGTAGGCCTGTACGATCATCTACCGTGGTTTTACGTTCAGCTTTGCCGTTGAACCAATAATCATGTAACGCTTGGTAACACTCTTTTTTGTATTTGATTAATGTGTCACGGATTTCTGGTTTACAACGATTAATATCAATACCAAATAACCAACCATTTAAATATTCGATTGGTAAGCAGATCATTTCACGTTTTTTGCCATCTTCGGCTACTATGGTTATGATAACCATAGTTGAATTTAATACATCATCACGTTTCATTCGAGAATATTGAGATTTCCAATCCAAGCCGATATTTTCGCAGATTGGTTTCATAGCGGTGTAATGTGTACCGTTTTGTTCAAATGTAACTAAAGATTGATGATTGAATGAAATTGTTTGGGTTGAGATTTGATTAGCCATTTCTGACTCCTTTGTTTTATTTTACGAAGATTTGACCTAATAGGGTCGCCAAGAGGTTCGTAAACCGAAACAAAGAACGGCCGGGATTATTCCCCTTTCGGGTATTGTATTCTCCGCCCTCTCGGCATAGATAAGATGTGGTTATGCGCAATGAATGTTTAATGGCAATAAAACAAACAAGGTTACTGAATTTTACGCATAAAAAAACCGCTATGCTGTCGGGTGCGGATTTCCGCTTTGTTTTAAGGTTACGAGCCTTGAAGAACATACTAATAAAAAAGCCCCTTTGTAGTCAAGGGGCTAATTTTCAGTTTTTTGTAAAAAGAAATATGTAAGCAATAAAGAATAGGATAAATGCTACAACAAGGATTTTTCCTATCGGTTGGTTGTTACTTTTCTTTTTATCCTCAGATTGGTTTAACTGCGAAAAATATTCAGCAATATCTCCCACATCTTTTCCTGATCTAATATCAAATACTCTTTGTATATCGCTCAGGTAAAAAACCGCTTCTTGCTCAAGTTCTTCACAATACCCCCAAATGGCATTTTTTTCTGGGTAATAATCAGTGATTGCAACATTTAATGTTACAACTTGTCCATCTACAACATAATCAATCAACACATCAAGATAGCAATAATCCTCCTCTTTGCTTGAGGAAAATTCCAATTTATCGCGCTTAGAGATACCCGTTCCCGGTATGCCTAAATTTCGATAAACCCCATTTTTCCCTATATTAATAGATGCGCCTTTAATTCCGGTTGTAACACTTACGCCGGACTTGCTTATGTTTAACTTTACGCCTGGTAGGATTTTTTTTGTCTTTCTAAATTTTATAGCCATAGGATCTCCTTAAGTAAAGATAAGTCATTTTTACAAAATAAGAGATCCTATTCAATGGATATTAATTAAACACCTGCTCAAACGGCAGATCGTAATCAATATACACGCCGTTATCTGTGCTAGTCCATTTGCGGCAAATAACTAAGATTGGTGTTGTTTTACCAGGTTGTATCCACTCAAACGACTTATAGCCACCGTGGCGCAGTAAAAAGCTCTCAAGCTCATCAATAGCCGCTTTGTCTCGTTTGTTTAGACGCACTGTAAGGGTAGCTTTAGAGACAATGTGATTTAAGCCGTCTTGTATTCTTTGGGAGTAGCCATCGCCAAATTTAATTTCCTTGATCTTTGGTTCGGTTTCTATTGGTAAGCCCCAAAGGGCTTTCCATCTAAAACGTTCTTTTGCCATTTATCGACCTCCCATCATTCCGCCAGGGCGTGATTCGTTTCGGAGTACCTTATAAACCTGCTTTTCGGTTGCGTCAGCAACCATGCGGGCTAACTCCGCATTGTCTGCACCGTTGCCATCAAAATTATTTGTTTGATTAATCACAACGCTGTTTCCACCACCGCCACTACCAAGGGCTTTATTTAGATTTTCGTTACTCGTAATTTGACCGGTTGCACCGGGCACAAAGATTTCCGGTCCACGCTCACCAACAAGATAAGCTCGACCACCGCCAACCGGACCGCCATTAGCTCGTGCACCTGATAGGGTTACACTTGTTAATTGGCTCAACACTGACGCCCCCTGTGACGCAACCGCCGCCATATTGGCAAACTTTTGTGCTGGAGTAACTGCGGTAGGGTCATTCATGGCTTTCATCACGGCCGCATGTAGGTTAAGCATAGATTCGGCAATCTGAAACGATTTTGAGATAGCAAAAATAGTACGGTATGCCGCGCTATTTTTTGCTCCTGCCGCCTCAATAATCCCCGCTATGCCGTCAAATAACGTAGCCGCTGTGTGTAGTTGGGCAGTTGCCGCTTGTAAGTCCAAATCCTCTTTGCGCTTGCGATACTGATCCTCAATAAGCGCCTTAGCCTCCTCAAATTGCTGTACGTTTAGCAACTGTTGGTCGTAAAGCTCTTTTGCTTTAACCAGTTGATCTTCGCGTGTAATATCGTTTTGCACATACGGATCATTTCCAGAACCTCGAATATCATTAAAAAATGACCTTACTTTATTAGCTCTGTCATTATCTTCTTTAATCTCTTTCGCTTTCTGTTTCTCTAAAGCCTGATCGTATGCTTGGGCCTCTAGTGCTAGGTAATGTTTTCTTAATTCTAACGCGCTACTAAAATTACGCTCTTTAGCATCTTTCTCGGAAATATCCATTCCGTTAATCTTGGCTATACGTTGTTGATGCTGTAATTCCAATTTCTGTATCTCGTTAGCGTATTGCATATCTAGAGACGAGACATCGTTTGCTTCACTACGAGAACCGCGACTTGATTTCGCTGACGTTTTTTTATTTTCGCCTTTGTTTATTGTTGCGATTTGCTCATTGTAGTTCTGTTCAAGCTTATTAAGCTCTGACTTTCTTAACTGATCGATTGTTTCAAAGCCGCGTTTTTTAATCTCAACTTCGCTCAATACAAGATTTTGAATAGCTTTCTTGTCTTTTTCGTGTTGTTCAGTTAGTTTTTGTTGTCGAGATTTTAGCTTATCTTCAATCTTTTCAAGTTGCGACTTGCCGGCATTCTCTTTTTCTTCTTGCTCGGCTTTCTTGCGTTTTGATTCGGCAGCATCTGCCTCTGCTTTTTGTTTATCCTGCTCTTCTTTTAGTTTTGCTCGAGCCTTGTCTAAGTTGGCTTGCTGTTGGTCCATTTGCTCGCGCATTGCGGCCAATACTTCATCGCTACCATCAAAGGCGCCAGATTCAAACTGTTGTTCTAAGGATTTTTTAGATTTCTCCAAAATGGAGATTTCATTTTCAAGATTTTTTACATGAGTCGCAGTATCTACACCTTTCATTGCCTTAGTCAGCTTAATAAAAGCGCCTGAAAGACTATCTACCGCACCTTTAAAGAATTTTGTGATGCCTGTCGTTTCTGCAAACTGCTCTTTTAATTCATCAGTTGCCTGCCCCAATGTGTCAAGCGAGCCGGATAATGTATCTTTTGCAGAACCCTCACCAGTACCGCCAACGCGTTCTTGTAACGCTTTAAATATAATTTCCTGTGCTTTAGCCTTATCACCAGTCTCAACAAATGAATTGATTAAATTCTGCTGTTCTGATGTAAGTTCAATACCCTTTCTTTTCAGAATAGATATTGCCTCAGCTGGATTTTCTAAAGCTCGACCAAGATTTCTAGCCTCGCTCGAAATATCAGTGCCAAACGTTTCGGCTAAATCTTGAGATAGTTTAATTGCCTCTTTAAATGATTCGCCAGTAACGCTTTTAAATGTCATCATTACCGACATCGCTTGTCGCACACCATCTGTACTAGCAAGCGTATTCATAGCAATCGAGCGAGCGAAATTATCTAGCTCTGAAGATGAAAAGCCAACAGCCGCCCCAGTTGCTCTTAATTGAGCTTCTGTTCTTGCCATGTAGCGTTCTGTTTCTTCAAAAATCTTTATGCCATCGCCTAAAGAACCAACAAAAGAAACAACCGCACCAGTTGCAGCAAGCGCAGCTGTTGCTAATCCACCAATCGCAATTTTAGTGAGATTAATGCCACCAGTGGTTTTCCCAAACCCATCTAGAGATTTACGCGCCTTATTAATTTCTTCGGTAAATTTAGCTGTCTCTGCCTCGAGTTTGATTTTTAAATTGCTAATCTGGTCCAATTCTCAATACTCCATCATTTGCAATAGACGCATCCATCATTTCTTCCGTTGTCATTTCTGCGTTTGGTTTAGCTGTATGTAAAACGCTAAAATCCTGCGCTGTAACAACCTGTTTTAATGCTGCAACGTTGTAAACCGCACTTGCTACCGTGCCATAGCCGTAATCTAACATCTCAAGTGTAAACGGACGTTTGCTAAAGTATTTGCACCAACAAAAATACTCCGCGACAGACATCTCGCGGAGCATTTGGCGGTAATCGGCGCGCTTAAACTCGTGCGCCAACTTTAAAACAAAGTCAAGTTCGGTTTCTAATCGTTTTTTTGCTCACCATCTTCAGGCGCGCTTTCGGACGGCTCAACTCGCGGAAATTCGCAAACATCCTGCACCGCTTCGAGAACGCGGAAAATATCCGCTTGAGTCCAAGTGGTTAACAACTCTTTTTGTAAGTCGTCAATGGACTTGTCACTATCATACGATAACGAGATCGCAATCAAGCGAGTGTGCGCCATTAGATTGTTACGAGTGATTTTGTTGAGCTTGCTATTTAATTCCTGCTCAGTATCGTTTTCGGACACTGGGGCGGGTTTATCTAGCCCATTTAGGTAATCAACATAATCAAGGTAATCAAGCGCGGAGATTGCGGACAATACCAACGACTGACCGCGCAACTCAAACTTAACTTTTTTTAACATGATAACTAGTCTCCTGCCTCGTTATACTCAGCCAATAACGGTTTACCTACGTTAGTTAGCTTAACTGTACGGGTCATCACTTCATTTTGTGGCACAGTTTTACCTAAGGATGACACCCAAGCGTAATACACATCACGCACACCGTTAGGATAGACAACAAGGTAATATTTCTTTTTGCCAGTGTTAAAGTCGCTGACTAATGCTTGTTGGGCGGTATCACCAGGTAGCCAAGCAAGCGTTAATGTAGTTTCACCGGCTGATTTTGCGCCTTGACTTGTGGATTTCCATTCGGCGTTTGTATCGTCCAAATAGTTATCTTCGTAGCTATCCGCAGTAACTTCACCAGGGGAGAGCTCTTTGATTTTCGCAATGCGATCCCAGTTTTCAGGTTTTTTAATTTCGGCCGCGGCGATTGTATCGTTTCGGATTACGGTAGCCTCTTTATCATCTTTGAGACGATAAAACATTGTGCCGGCACCTTTCATTGGGATTGTGTCTTTTTTAGCCATTATCTACCTCGTATGTAATAGCGTATTGCAAGTCAGCGGCTATCCAAGTCGCCATTTGGTCGTCTTGTTCGTAGTCAAATGCCGTAAATGCAATATTTTCTGTTAGTGTTGTCAAAGAGGATTCAACGATGCCCGATTCGTAGATTTCTTGGGTTAATTTATCCAAGTCATCTTCACGGGCGGCGGATTTCATGAAACAGGCAACATGGAGCGTTGCCTGCATTGTGCCGTCCAGATAGCCAGTAGGAGATACGCCACTGATAAATACAGCAACAGTTGGACTTTGGGTCTCAATATCGGTAAATGACGGCTTGCCGTTGCTAAACTCTTTAACTTTTGGGAGGTGCGGTCGTAATGCTTCAATGACCGCTTTTCTTATTTTTGAGTGGATTTTCATTTTTTAACCACTATTTGGATTTGTCGGATTAGCTGAGTGCGTAATTCCTGTGGCATATCCTTTTCGTAGGCCCTTTTTACCTCGGCGTTAAACGATTCGGTAAGTGGGGTTTTGAGTGGGATTTTGACTACATCAATAGGATAGCGATCTTTACCTTGTCGTTGTAACACTTGCACTCGTCCGTTTTTAAGTTTTTGGATAAATGCCCGAGGATAAAGACGATTCCCGATCTTTAACTGACCCTTATTTTCGCCACGGCGCACAAACTGCCCGCCACCCGTTACTAAACGGATAACAGGTAGATTCCCACGATTCACACGGATAAATGCACTAAGTCGTCTTGGCTTAGCTCTCTCAAGTTTCGCACGGCCTTTAATAAGGCGCTTTGGTACATCAACCTTTTTTGATGTCTCAATCACAGATCTAACCATCACTTTAGCAGCAATGTTATTAATCGTGCGTGCCATGGCTTGAGGTACTGCTTTTTTATCAATGTCGGATAAGGCTTTCTTCGCTTTTTCGATGTCGTCATTAATTGCCATCAGTAATTTGCATCCTCCTCTAACTGGAGCATGATAGTGCCGCTGTTAAACGTAAACCCAGTAACAACATAATCAACACCATTAATGGTTGTTTTATCCCCTTTTTTAGGCTTGTAACCTGAGGATTTAAACATTGTCAACGTACGGTAAACACCATTCATCGGCTCCATTTCTTTCGGTGTCTCATCAAGCACCGCTTTGTATTCTTTGCCGTTGATAACATAGACGGACATCATCACATCTGATATGACTTTATCCGCCTGTGCGAGTGCGTCATCAAATGGACTAAGCGTTGATCTTGACATCTACAGTGTCCACAGATGCACCGCTTGCTCGCCACGCAACGCCTAAGCGTTTGTTGCTACCAGCGGTAATCGTTGCCCCTTCGGTTGCCGACCAGTAAACAATCGCACCTTGTTTAATATCATCGGCCGCTTTTGCTTTAACCGTGAAAACGCCAGTAGTTAAGCCAACACCAACGCCACCTTGAGCAACATCAGATACCGCGATTGCAGCAAGATTTTCTAAAATCACCACATCGCCACTTTTTAGATTAGCAGCAGCGGTAAAGCGCACAGTGTTTCCGTCTTGTACGTAATTTTTAGACATATTTTATTAATCCTATGATTTATTTAATAAAAAACCGCACTTCGGTTAAAAGTGCGGTCGTTATTTATGGTACGTTAAGTTACTTATTGGTAACTTTTACAATGCCACGGTAGTCAATCACATTAACGCCTGCATCAATGCGTACTTTGGTAGATACACCATCAACGGTAAAGCCGTTTTGTTGCTCAATGTATGGCGTGTCGATACCATCAAGATAGGAGACCTCAATAGCCTCTTTGTTGATTAAGTACCAAGATTTCGGATCGGCGACTTGTAAACGTGCAGATTTAAGCGCCGGCACAATATCGCGGATTGGGTTAATGATGCCGGAGTTAGCATCTGCGACCTCAACACTTGCCGAGCCTAAAACTTGTTTAGCACGGGTGTAAAGCGATGTTGGCAACAACATAAATTCAGGTTCAATTGCCAACGGTTCACCACGGGCATTAACAAAGCCATTCATCATTTGGATAGCTTTATCAATATTGGTTACATCCAATGCGGCATTATCAAATGAGTTTTTGTGCGAGGCATCAAATAATTTTTTACCATCTTGTGCAAGCGCGTTACCGGTCAATAATGCAAACACCAATTTAGCGATTGTTGCACGTGCAGCTTGTCCCATTTTTTCAGGGATTTTTGTCAACAAGTGCATATCGTCATTGATGATTGCTTGACGGGTAATGCTAAATAATTGCCCGTAGGTCGCTAATGCAACGCTAGCACCCTCATCACCGATTGTGCCGTAGGTGTACTCCTCACCCTCACCGACTTGCGGTAAGTAGCCAAAATCACCCAAGCCAACACGTTTAGCCGCGCGGAAATCGGTTAATGTGCCGCGTGAGGTAAACTGATCAAAGTTTTCCGCGGCTGTCTCCCAACCTTTAAGCAATGATTTGTGCGCCACATCAATTAAGATTTGACCAAAATCAGAGTTAGAGTGGGTAAATGCCAAGCCAACCATGCTCATTGCATTATGACCGGACACGCTAATACCACGATCAACCAATGACGCACGGGCAAGCTCACGCAAGGTCATTGCGTTGTAGGCGTTGTCTTTTGCATCAACTTTGTCTTTGTCGATACCGGCACGTGCTAACAAAGATTGTTTCACGCTGTCGCCAACGATGTTGCCGTTACCTGCATAAGGCGTTGCGGTTGCGCTTGGGGTTGTACCTGCACCAAGTTTTGCTAATAATTTGTCTTTGGCTTGCTCTGGAGTAATTGATAAATCACCCAAACACTCCACCAACAAATCACTGTGAGCTGTGCCAAACGGCGCAAATACAGCTTTAATGTCGGCGTTGCGTTTATTTAATTCCGCCTGCACTTGTGCGGTGTTATCTACTGGAGCTGTCGGAGCTTGATTCACTGGCGCGGCAGGTGCTGGTTGTGCTGGTGTTGCTTGTGGTGCTGGATTAGCCCCAGCGTTGCCTTGTGGCTTAAACAACATGTCTTTCATTGCTTTTGGCATATTTTCAAAGTCCTCTAATTTTCGTGATTTAATAGACGCCATCGCCACAAGTGGTTCGGCTAGTTTGTCTGCAAATCCTTGTTCAACACATTCTTTTCCGTTGAGCCAAGTTTCCGCTGATAGCATTTCTGCTAATTCTTCCGGGGTTTTCCCAGTCTTATTTGCGTAAGCAGGGATTAGTGTGTTTTCGACCTTGTCTAATAGGTCGGCATATTTGCGCATATCCTCTGCATCGCCACCTTGGATACCCCAAGGCTTGTGAATCATCATCATTGCATTTTCCGGCATGATTACCTCATTGCCCGCCATTGCAATAACGCTTGCCATACTTGCCGCCAAGCCGTCAATGTAAACCGTCACATTTGCCGGGTGGTTTTTTAGCAAGTTGTAGATAGCGATCCCATCAAATACATCACCGCCTGGTGAGTGGATGTGTAGGTTGATCTGCTTAATGTTGTTTCCGCAGTCTTTTAAATCCTGCGCAAAGCTCGCTGCAGATACGCCCCAAAATCCGATCTCATCGTAAATTGAGATTTCCGCCGTGTCGTTGGCTTTGGCTTTGATTGAGTACCAAGACTGGTTATTCGTCTTTGTCCCGCTCGTTGCCATCGCCATCGGCGACAGAATCATCTTTTGTTTTTTCATTTGTCATACCTGTGTTAGTTAAATCCGTGTCAAACTTCAGCCCTAATTCTCGGTTTTCGTCCACCTCAACTTTACGTCTGCGTTTTACTTCTGCTGGATTGCTACCGCTTGCTCTTACAGCTTGGCTTTCGGTTGCTAATCCACCTTTAATACGTTCTTTCCAGGATTGCGCCTCTTTAGCTGGATCAATCCACGGCATAACTGGGCCACTATAAACAGCGTTATAAAGTGATGCAGGATCAATATCGACTGGCACCTCAATTTCGCCGCTAACAATCGCCATTTTTAACCATTCCCGGTAAATTGGACGAGATATATGAGCGACAAAGGTATCTTGTAAAACGGAGTAACCCTCAAAGCTCTCCACCAGCTCTTGGCGCTGACTTGAGTAAGTCCCGTTATAGTCACGGGCAATGCTTGAGTAACTTGAGCGAGTTCCTGCCGCCGTTGCTCTTAATTGACCGTTTCTAAAGGTTTCAAGGTTAACGTTTGGGCGGTTTGAGTTGATTAACCCGATGTCCTCACCGGGTTTTAAATCATCAATAATTGCACCGGGAGCAATCTCAAAATCTCGCTCTGGACTGTCTGCGCTGTAATCCTCATTATCTCCGTAGATTGCGGCATCACCTTTTTTGATGTACATCGTAAAGGCAGCGGCAATTCGCGCGGCCACGCGCTCGCTCTCCTCGTAGTCTTTTAGGTCGGCAAGTCGGACGATTACGCCATGCAACATTGATACGCCACGCAACTGGTGTAGCCGCTTTTTAAACGCAAGGTGCAACATATTTTCCGCCGGCACTGTTTTAACTCGCCCGTAAGTGCGGTTATTTTCCTGCGGGTTATCCATGTACACACGGTAAGAGACAGGGCGCCGCCATGCGTTAAGCTCGATCCCTTGAATAAGATTTGCGGAATCTAACGTATTCATCGGCACAAAATCAGGCTCCAACGCTTCAAGACTAAATGCAATGTCAGTGCTATGATTTAGTCCAGCTACACTACCGCGCACAATCTGGATAAATACCTCACCATCTCGTAACCAAGTGCGCAAAAGCATTCGCTCAAGTTCTGGTCGAGTAAATTGTCCAGTGACCTCTGGACGCACAGACCATTCCGCCCATTTTTTGCGGATTTGTTCCGCCAAATCCTCATCAACATCGCCACTTAAATTTAGCGGCTGTGGCTCAATATGGATACCTCTTGAGCCGATAACTCGCTCTTCCATCTTGTCCAAGATGCCGATCACAATGTCGTGATTTTGATCTAATGCCCTAGCCTGCTCTCGCAAACTTACCGCACTTTGTTTTGTCGATACGTTCGCACCTTGGCTTTCGCGTTTTGCTTTGTGTGTACGATTTGGCATTGCTGCCTCATACGCATTCATCACATAGCGGTTTTTCGCTCGCTGTGCGCCCCATTTAGGCGAGATTGCAGCAATCGCTTTATCTACTATTCCCATTGTTTAAAATCTCGCATATTTGATTCTGTGGCGTTTAACGCGCTGTCTTGTTTCCGCTAACAACTCGTTAAGCATTTGTTGATAGCGGTCACGTTGTTTTGTCCATTCCGATACTTGATAAGATACCGACCGCCCATTAAAACTTACTTGGCTTTGGGCGTTTTCAATTTTTTCATCAAGCGTTCGGATTTTTTCTTCTAATTCTTCTCTTTCGTAGATAGCCATTTTTGCCCCAATAAAAAACCGCACTTTTTACGGTACGGTTAGTTAAGTAGTGGTAACTCAATTTGCAATTTATCTTCAAAGATTTTTAGTGTTGCTTCAAGCAACGGCTTTTTACCTTTCCATTCATTTAGCGCCTTACCACAAACGCTTGCTAATTGCTTTTCGGCTTTATGCTCGCCCAAGGCTTGGTAATATTGCTCAAGCAATGTCATGTTGCCAGATAACAATTGCTCCTGCATAAAGTTAAAGGCTTTAATGTAAGCGATCTTAATTGCCATTGCTTTTTTGGTTTTATATCCCATAACCAGCAACATAAATCCATCTTTTGTCATCTCAAACATTGGGCGCTTTTCGCCTTTTTTATCGATATATTCAACCAATCCAAAATTGGATCGGTTAAATTCATCATCTCCAGATTCTAAAATCTCGCGGATATCACGCATTACATGAGCGTGCAACTTACCAAAAACTCTAGCAACTGTTTCAGATGTGGTAACTGTTTTTGAGTCTTTATTTTGTACAAACTGTTTAAAATTTTCGGGATTTGCTAATTGCATTTTCTGCCTCCAAATTTAGATAATAAAAAGCCCCAACTATCTCTAGTCAGGGCTTGAGTTATTACCGCAACATATCCACCTTTTCATAGGCTCGGTATCTACCGATTTAAGGTTGTCTAGGAGTTAAAGCCAACCACTTTTTTTACTTCTGCCACCGTTTAGCCAATTACTTTTTGTTTTGGCTTTCGGTTGTGGTTTTACTTGTTCAATTTCTACCGCACTTTCAGTTTCTTCTTCTGGTGCTGATGATTTTCTACGGATCACGTTAGGGTTTACGCTTGGCAATTTAGCCCAGTATGGGACATTGTCCTCATCGCCCCACTTAATACGCTCATAACCACGCAAGATAGCTATGGCGTGGGCGTAGCAAAATAAGTCAAACGCCTCATTGTTACCCTTACCAGGTTTGCGCCATTTGCCGTCTTGTCCGCGCTCCTCATAAGTCAGCTCATCAAAAAACCATTCGCCAAGCCACGAAGGAAAATGGATATAGTTAGCCCCGATAGTCTCACGGCTTAGTGCGTTACTAATACGATCTTTGAGTTGGTCTGTTTGGAGTAAATACAAAGGCACATCACCACGTGCTTTAGCATGACGATCTGACCGTGAGGTATTATCTGGATAGGTGCGAGAAATCAGTTTCTGTCGTTTGGTACTATCACCTTTAACGAGATACACTCGTTTTGATATGCCATCACGCTTACATCTGCGCCAAAACTTATAGGCGTTATCTGTTACACCGTCCTCACCGCCACTATCCACCGCCATCGCAAGGATTGGCATAAATCCGCTATCTAAACCCTCAATGCGATACTGCTTATTGAGTACATCGCTAATAAGCAAATCCCAGTCCTCAGGGTAGGCGGACGGATCAATCGGGAGGCTTTCTCCGTCAGAATTGCTCCGCATTGATGATTTAATATTATATCTATCAATAAGCCACCGCTCGCTGTTTTCGCCATAGCCCACAATTTGGACTACAAAGCGACGGTTCCGCCCACCCTGTACATCAACTGCTGCCAATAAAAAACGGCACCCATAAGGCACCGTTCTTTTTTCTGTATCTTCTCGTCGCTCCATCAGCTCATCGCTTTGGCGTTGCTCAAGTGCGGAGCGTGGTAAATAAGGCAATCCCCAGTCTGTATTTGTTACTGCCTTTAGCGTTTCTTCACTACCTGTCATTTCAAATTCATGTTCAGCAGTGAGTAATTTATAGGTTAATTGCGCCCATGTTTGGTAAGCGGCTGCAGGGCCTTCCAGCCAAAATGATGCAATACGTGAGTTTCTGCCATCGCCATGGATTACACCATCTTTATCTATCATTTGCCCCTCTTTTAACCACTTGCCACCGATGTTTAATGCGCGTTTCTTGTCAGGCTCGATCAGTGTTTGACAGTGTGGGCATTGCAATCGAGCTTTTTCGCTTGCCTTAACATAATCAGTGTCATCTCGATAGCCGACCATGTTAGCCATTGATGGCTCAAACCAATCAGAGCAATGTGGACATTGCCAGTAAAAACGACGTCTATCTCCTCGGTTATACAGAGATAAAATACCAGTTGTCGGAGGTGCTTCGTGTGTTGATTTTGGGTGATGCTTTAGATCGACAATATCCTTACCTGGCGAACTCTCTACAAGTGTCATACCAGCACTCATAAATGTAGTCGTACGTTTGGACGCTAAACTAAAGCCATCGCCCTCACCGTCCACATCATCTGGCCAGCGGTCGTAGTCAGTTAATGCAACGTATTTGTAGTCAGACGATGACAATACATTAATTGATGGCCAACCAATCTTTAACAGGTTACCCGCTCTAAAATATTTATCGTGTACGTTGTTGTCGTTTTTACGCGGGCTTAATCTTTTAGCTATCTCAGGCGAGCATCTAAATGTGCGGTCTAAACGTTTGCGACTGTGTTCGCTCGCCTTTTCTTGTGTTAGTTGCACAAGCAAAAAATCTGACGGGTCGCAAACAATCGAGTAGGTTATCCACCCATCAATTAGACCAACCGTTTTACCTGTTCGGGCTGGTCCAACAAAAATAACTGCGTCATACTCGCGAGAGTTAAGGCAATCCATCGGCTCTAAAATATATGCTGCGGTGTCTTTATCCCATTTAACGGAGTTCCCACCACCAACAGGCACACGCATATACTCTGCGACTGCTTCTGACACCTTCATTCGACGTGGAGGCTTAAGCAGATTTGCAATGTCTCGTCTAATGTCTTTAGCTGATGCAAACATTACTACTCCTCTGACTTATCATCGCCAGCCTGTATGTGCGATGACATTTGCGACTTAACATCATCAATTACTTGTATTACACGGGTTAATTGTGATGGTGTTAATCCACAGTCACGCTCTAAAATATCTGGCAAAGTATCAAGTGACTGCACTACTGCTTTAGCCAAAAAACTCATCTCTTGAGCAACTTCAAAAGCGGGTACTAGCTCTCCAGTGTCGCGCTCATATTTAAGTCTTTCGTTCTCCGCCTGCCAAAATGCCCGTCTCTCAACGGGTGACAAACTATCAACATCTGCCGTCATTTTTTCGGCAAGCCCGATTTTGATTAAATCGGATATTGCGTATAACTTTAATTTTGAGTTACTACCGATAGCAGGAGTAAGTCCTGCGACCCGTTGCGACACGGTCTGACGGTGCATTCCGACAAGTTCGGCAATCTGATTTATATTGAGTTTTAAATCGAATAAATTATCCATACCGAGACCGTAAAAATGCCTAAAAAGTAAAAAAGATGATGATGCCTAAGATGTCAAAAAACTGTCGAAAACCGCGCGCCCGAAACCCCGTGGAAAGGGGTACCCCCTCAGGAGTACCTTTTAATCTTTAAAATTAAGCCTTTAAAATAAAAAAAGACCGCACTTTATTTGACGGCCTTAGTTTGATTAATCCACTTATTAATATTAGTGATTTGACTAGCACACATATCACGTTCGCCTTGCACTATGATTAAATGCTCTACCGCATCGCCGTATGTACTACCTGTAAATGGAGTTTTGATACAAGGCGTTAAGAAAGCTTGAGGCGGATAGATATACTCCGTCTTAGTTGTCACCTTGTTAGTGCAACCGCTCAATAGCATCGTCATAGATGCGAGTGTTATAACAAGGCTGTGATTTAATAATCTTTCTGACAACTTGTACTTTGTCTTGTGTTGCTTGTTTGATTTCGTCATTAATTACTCTCTGCTGTTCCACTGCTTGGCGCTCTGTCTCAATCGTATCTTTTAGCGATTGATTAACTTGCTCTTGGTTTTTAATGGTTTGGGCTTGCGCTTGGTTTTCGGCTCTTAGTCCATCTATATTCTTTGATTGGTGCCAAATCCAACCGCACAAGCCCAAAATGGTTAATGCGATGATTGCTATTGCGTAGATTTTAAATCTGCTAAACATAACGCTCTTTCCTTTTCTCTGCGTTTAATTAAGCCTTGTAACTTTCGCCCGTCAGCATAAACCCAGCGTAAAAGTTGATTACATCCGTCAACATACTTACCGTTTCTCATTAGCCGAAACATTGTTGAGCTTTTAAGATTACCGCATCCGTTATTAAACGTAACAGATACCATAGCATCAAACACAGATTGTGGTAATGCTCTGCCATTGGCGTATCTATCAACGCACGATTCGGCAAGTTTAATATCGTTTTTCCATCGGTAGGCGATTTCTTCATTTGTGTATTTCTTGCCAGGCTCTATCTTTTGTCCAGAGTATTCTGTTGAGCCAATACCAACAGTCAATACATCAGCTGGACATTTATATGGAGTTGCCATACAACCCTCAGCATTACCGATTATCTCAGCTCCAGCAGGGCTTAATCTCAATTCACTACCAAATTGAGAATACATAATCCCAATAACGGCAACAACAGAGCAAGCTCCTAGCGCTTTTCTAGTCTTCCTCAACACCATCATCAAGCCCCCGCTCTAATCGTTTCATCCTTGCCTTGTGCATTTCCTCTGCTCTGCGCTCTTCGTTTTCTCTTGCTTTGCCCTCTTGGCATTTTGCGTACATATTAACGAGACCACTGATTAAACCAATAATCAAACCAAAAATAGCCAGCCATTCTTGGAATGAATACATCGCCCAGAATGCGCCAAAGCCAGACCAAAAAATACTTTGATTCCCTGCGTCTTTTAACATTTTCATACTCCACCTCGCTTTTTGCGGGGCAATAAAAAAGCCCACGCGTTAACGTGAGCTTGTGATATGGCAAAGGCGCAAGGATTCGAACCTCAATTAGCGGTTTTGGAGACCGCTGTCTTACCATTAGACTACGCCCTTATTGATACCCTAGTCGTATTAACAACTAGAGGTTATTTAACAAAATAAGCTACCGCAAAAATAATTGCGCTTATACCCCAACAAGTAGTAATAATGAGTGCGGCATTAGCTAATTTATTTCCAACTTTATCTGCTGCTTTTTCTGACATTTTCCCACCTACCTTAACTTGATGTTTTGGTGTATACTTAATCATAAATTCGTTCCTTTAAATCGAACTTAACAGGAATGAAAAAAGCCGAAGTGTTCCCGCACCTCGGCTTTTCTTTTGCATACAAAAAAGCCCCGACTGGTTCCGATCAGGGCTGTAAATATTCTTTTGTGCGTTCGCTATGCGCTAAAACCGCAACTTATACTTTATACTACTATTTCACTTGCAAGTTGTCAACAAAATAATTCAAAAAATAAATTAAAAAAATTTTAATTTTTTTAAAAAAAGGTATTGACACAATTATTCTTGAGCCTTATAATAGGCTCATCTAAACAAGAGATGGCTACAGAGCCGCTAACTAATAAGCCTAAAGGAGGCGATTATGACAACTCAAACTATCCAAATCACAAAACCACAATTAATTGGCTCAGAAAAACAAATTAGATGGGCTAATGACATCATTAACAACATCATCACTATCCTTGGTGAAATCGAAATCCCTCAAGGAGCAACAGTAGAACAAGTTGCTCACGTGCAAAAAATTGTAGACACATTCTTTGGACGTCAAGAATCTTGGGTTTGGATTGATAAATATAGCCAATTCACAAGCGAAACACCGAAAAAAACAATCTTTGCAGTAGTTATGGTTGATGGCGGTAAAAAATAATAAAAAGCCTCGGAAGAGGCTTTATTTTAAGGAGAATCAAAAATGAATTACAAAGAAATTATGTACACAGTCGGCGAATTAGTTAGATGTATCTACGGCTCTGATGTGCCAGCCAATGTACAAAATACCATTATTAGATTCCCCGCTAAAGGGGTTGGTCTAATGAGCCAGCGTGGGGATATCATCAACGCACCAGACCAAGATGAGGTTATGCGCTTAATGGATAAAATCCCTAGCGACCTAGTTGATCCAAAAGACAAAATGGAGTTTGACGCTCAAGGTGCTTTTTGGTTAGGTTACTATCATTACGCAAAGATAACAGACGATGTTGCAAACTATGGCGCTAACGAGTTGGCTGTAGTGGGCAATGCTCTATATGGCGATCAATGGCAAACTGCCCTATCTAGAGATCTTAATTTATCCAGCCCTAGACGCATGAGAGCATGGATTTCTGGTGAGCGAAAAATTCCTACTGGCGTTTGGTTTGATATTGTCTCGCTGCTAAAAGCAAGACAGTTAAAAATCGAAGAGATTATAAAAAAACTAGCATAATTAAAATGGCGCTTTTAAAGCGCCTTTTTTGTTATCCTAAAAACATAAATTTGATTTTAGCAGCGACAAAAGCACCTTTTAAAAATCTAATACCTTGCGCACGTTCTCGGTACATTTTGGCTGGTGAGATATTAAGAGCGTTACAAATATCTTTCTCGCTTGCTCCTTGAACGTATAGAGCCATCAGAACTTGATACTGCAATAAATCGTCATCGTGTAGGTTCATTATTTGTTTTTCGACTTTTAAGCACTCATCTTCGGTAAGGAACTTGATATAAGCCTTTCTCGCAGTCGGCAGCACTGGGATTGAAATTGTTGTGCTTGGATATTCTGTGCCAATTCTGTCACGCCCCCAACAACTTCCCCATCTTCTTAAGATACGCTCAACGCTATAACTCATTCTCAAGCTCCTTAACTTTTGCCTTGTAGATTTTAATTTGCTCTTTGATTTCTTCGATTGTTAGTTTTAATGGTGGGTGGTCTTGTCGTTCTAAAAATTCCACTCGCTCAATACCAATCTTTTTAACTAGATTTATTCTGTACTCTATAGCGTTTCCGCTCTTTTGGTTATTACAGGGTGCGCACTGTTTGTGTATGTTGTCCTCGTTAAATCTCAACTCTGGACAAGCTCCACGGCTGCGATAATGTCCTGCGTGATATTGTCCTTGATGATAGCGACCGCAGGATATACAAGGCTCATTTTTATCTCTCAAGCGGATAAATTTGTTTACCCAGCTTTGTAAATCATCTAACCACTTGGAGCGGCTTTTAATTTTCTGTTTAAGTGCGGTCATTCTTTTCTTGGTTTCTAACCGCTCTTGCTTGTCTTGTTTCTCTTTTTTCTTTCTTGCCTGCTCTTTGGAAAGGATAATCGCACATTTAGGTGAGCATACCTTTTGTGTTGAGCTTATTGTTTTAACAAAATAGTTACCGCAGACTTTGCATTTGTATTCCTTAGGTTTATTCATAGCTACCACCATTTGCCGGTTAGAAGAATTACAATCGCACAAACGCAAGCGTACCCAATAATTAAAATTTTTAACTCTTTTTCACTCATAATTTAATTACCGTTTTTTTGAATAAATAGATTTTTTGTTTATCTTCTCTGTTGGATAAGATGCCGTCTGCGTTATTGTGTCGACATTTTCCTTCATGATATTTGCGATAGCTCCTACTATTGCTGCGGCAATAACTGTTTTACCGTGGTCAACGTGGCCGATTGTACCCACGTTTATATACGGCTTTGTACGTTCAGATTTTTCCTTGTCACTCATCGTCTGCACCCTCAATAAACCAATCCAAAAACAACCACAGCAATAAAAATCACCGCAATGAGCCGGAGTAAAATTACCTCTAACATTATTTATCCTCGATTGTTTCAATTTTTGAGCATTGATAAACGCTTTTGCCAACGTAAAACTTACCTAATCTCTCACACTCTGTTGCAACCGTACTATGAGCAAAATACCAGCCGGAAAGCCAACAGGCTCCACATAAAATAAGGATAGCCGCAAGAGGCTGGTCGAAAAGAAAAAACAGGACAGCCGAAAATGCAATCAAAAATAAAACCATGGTCTCTACCTCAATCACTGTCCGGTGCAATTAACCGACCAAATAACAAATACTAAAAAAACTAAATACGCAATCCAGTTCCAATCAATGTTTTTCATCGTCCGCAAAATCCCCATCTATCGTTAAATTTAACCCCGTTCGCCACACCATAAGCTGTGACATATTCAATAAGGCTCGCCATTCTGCTCACGCTCATTTTTGCCGAGCTCTCACGGATATTCACAAATTCGCCCTCAAGACCCGGCACCACGTCGGCTTTTTGATTCGTTGCGATTGCGTGGCCCGAGATAAACAAGACTTTCCATTGTTCCATTGAGAGTTTGCGTCCCATAAATTCGGCTTGGTTCGCCACGTCTTGGCACATGGCGTGAAACTTGGCATTTTGCTCAAGGTTGCGTGTCATCTGCTGGATTTTGATAACCAACGGCTTTTTATCGTCCGTTGGCAGATCTTTGATAAACTCAATGCAATTCAACCGCACTTGGTTTGAACGTAGAAAGAATTGTCTGTATTGGCTCATAGCATCATCCCTAATGGAGGTAGCCCTGGTTCTTTTTTCTCGTGTTGGATAACATCGCAAAGATCATCGCAAAATTTCTCAAAATCTTTTCTAGGCCAACGCTCCAAATCAAATACCAAACGGCTAAATTGAACTTGAGTTCTCACTTGCTCTTTTAATTGAGCTTGTGACATCAATTCTAATTTCATTGGATCTAGCTTTTCTTTTGGTGGCTCTGGAGGTGAAACCGTGTCCCATTTATCAGAATTAATTAACCATTCATCAGCGTTAATTATTTTATTCGTGGCACAGTCATACAATTCACGGCATGTTTTGTTATCCGACTTGGTTTTATCGACCACCAAAAAAAGCACTGAAATTGGCGTATCTTCAAAGGCGTTTTGAATCAAATTCAACTCGACTAATTGATTCCCAATAAGCTCACGAAGTTTCTTTTCCGTGTTACGGTATCCAATACCGGGAAACATGATGAAAAAGCCAAATCGCTTAGTGTTAGCTAGCCCCTTTAACATAAACATATCATCAACTACGCCAGACTTCTTCCAAGGATATTCGGCCGTGATGGCTTCCTGCTCTTCCGCGCTTAACTCTTTAAATTTAAGTGAAAAAGGCGGATTCATTACAACACAATCACTTTTTTGCTCGCTTTGATACAAGAAAAAACTCATATTATGAATTTCAGCATCTGGATAATTATTTTCCAATGCCGCACATGATTCCGACTGAATTTCCACCGCAATGAACTCACTAGGTTTAATATACTGCTCAAGCTGTCCACTGCCTGCTGCACCATCAAAAACACTTGGATTTTTACCTAAGTACTTCTCGACTTTACCAGCCAAATATCGGCGCAAAGATTCCCCCGTGATGTACTCAGCAAACTTATTCGCTTTCTTGCGATTGTTATGTTCCTCAAAACTCATTTGCTATACCCACCAACCTTTTTAATAAAATCAAGGCTAATTGAACGTGTGACAAAGTCTTCCATTGTTGGATCAAAGACTACGACCATCTGTCCTTTTGAGTTGCCTTTTATTTCCTTACCTGTTACTGGATGAATAAATGCAATTCGTCCACCTGTAATATCAATCACTTCATTTGCCACGTTGTGAATGTGGTTTTGATACCACTGTGTTGATTTATCGTTATTGAGTAACATCACAACTAAATGCCCTTTATCTCTTAACTCCTTTGCTGCCTTCAAAAATGGAGTTACATCAGAGTAAGGGGGATTGACATAAAAACTCAGATTGCGATAAGGGTAAGGTGTTTTTGTATCTAAAAAGTCTTTACCGAGTGAACTACCCTCGCCAATCCAATTTAGACAAAGAGCATTATGCTCATTCGCACAGCCATCAATATCAAAATCAAAGCGCTTGTTTAGCCAATTAAAAAAATACTTCGGTGTTTGCCATGTATCTTTATCAAATTTTTGTTCTGTCATTTACGCAATCCCCATAATCTCTTTAATCTTTGCCACACCGTTTTTTGATACTTCTGGCGGGATAACTTTTTGCTTTTGCTCTAGCAACTCTGGAATTTGTGGAAACTCAAAGCCTGTGCGAGCTTTTTCAACTACTTCGGCAAGGATTTTCGGCATAGCTCTTTGGCAATCTTCCCATTTCTTTTTGCCGTAACCGTCATAGATTGTTTTAAGCAAGTAATACTCTGCTCTCGAACGGAATTTGAAATTGTGCGGATCTTTCGCATAACCAAAGTATTTTTGAAGTCTGGCCTCTAACTCGTCTTGTGTTGGTAATCCTAATTCGTGATTGTTGTAGTTATTACACCAAGCAATGAATTGACCTACACTCGGGAAGAATGGGCTTTCGGATTTTGCAGCAAAATCCAATCCTCTTTTTAGGGATTGAGGATTCACTATGCCAGCCTTGAATAACTCTTCGAGCCAAACTTGCTTTGTTTCGTTATACTCAGCTTCACTTGCAAACGCCTGCTTCCACGCTGGGAAAATTGATTTTAATCTGATAAACATTCGATCAATCAAACGAACGGAATTATCTGGGATATTGGATTTTTTAACCGCACTTCCCTCGGCTTGCATTTGGGTAATGTTTGTCATCTCAATTCCTCCGGTATCAAGTTAGGGTCGATATTTAATTTTCTGCCTACAGCCCAAGATCCATCATCAGCAAAGGAGCTTGTTTTTCTGGTGTTTGCAGCCATTGCTATGTTGTCATCACGCCAATTCCAGCTCGCGCTAAATCCGCGCCAGTTACGCTCAATAGCGATTGTGATTGCGTCAGAAAGCGATATCCCAGCCTTGGCAGCTTCTCGTTGAAAGCCTTTAAGTGCAGTCTCAGTAATTGGCGCGCTCTTGGCTTTTCGGAGTTTAAGAAAATCTTCAGCAAGCTGACCAACGATTCCAAATTCAGCAAGCAAGGCAAGCGAATTTTTTTGCGTAGTTTTTTTATTATTATGATCAGTAGTATTTTTATAATTAGTATTATTATTTGTCGGATTTATTTCCGAGTTATCTCGGATCTGTTTCCGAGTTATCTCGGATTTATTTTCGAGTTCGGGTTGTTTATTCGGATTTATTTCCGAGTTATCTCGGATCTGTTCAGGCTTAAACTCATTCCAAGATTTCCCTTTTTCAGTCAGTCTAATTAGATCTTTATCACCATGCTTACCCTGTTTTAAGTAAACAATTAATCCTTTCTCGTTAAGCTCCGAAAAATGACGGTAAACAGTGTCTCCGGTCTTATAAAATAACGGTAGTTCTTCAATGACTTTGTTACGAGATACCCAGTAATAAACTACACCATCTACGACAACTTCTTCCGCCCAAGACGAAGCTTGATTAAGCAAATCAAACAAAGCTGCTTGATTAGCATTTAAGCCCCATTCAAGGCTTTTTTGATTGTTTATGTAAGTGCTAAAGCGCATTTTCTACCACCTTAGTTCCCTTTCTTGAATTGCAGGAACGGCACATTGTTTGAAGATTTTCCAGCGTTGTTTCTCCGCCTTTTGATTCCGGGTAAATGTGATCACAAGTTAAGTCAAGGTGAGTTCCGCAAGATACGTAACGGTATTTATCCCGTTCGAATACGCGCTTTCTTAAGCTATGAGAAATAGTCTTTTTCTTATATCCAACCTCTTTTTTATGTGAATTTACTCGATCTGTAACCAACCCTAATTCTTCAGCGATCATGTCCAACAAGCCGCCGCCTTTCCCGTCACCCCAATTCCAAAGGGTTTCTATGGCGTCGGCATATTCGTTCGCCATTTCTTTGATTAATGACTTTGCTTTAGCTTCCGTTATAATTCCAACCTTTTCTAAAGCGTCATCCAAGACATCTGAACTTAATCCAAAATTTGATAAATTTTCATTTGTTGGATGGGTGTTAAATCTGTAACAAACTACAAGCGCTTTTAATTCCTCTTCATTCAAAGCGCGTAAGTGTTCATCCACAACGAAATTTGGGAATATGAAAGCGTTATTCATGCCGCCTCCAACCAATACTGAGCAACACGTTTTCCGCTTGGCACGGTAATCATTTTGCTGATAATGTTGTGACCACGTTTTTTAAGGTCATAGATACGGGCGCCAAGACGCAAGCAGTTAAAACGTTTTTCCGCATCTAAGTGAGTTAAGCGGTCGCCGTTTTTGAGTGCTTTTAAAATCTGTGCTGATTGTGTTTGACTTGTCGTCTCGTTTTGGTTAATATTTTCCATGTTTTACATTCCTAAGTTTTTCTTAGTAAATAGCCACGGTTGCCGCCGTGGTTTTTTATTTACGTTTATTTAGCGCAATAACACTCTCGATTGAGTGTTGTGTAGCTGCTAAATGCTTGTTCAATAATTTGCGGATTAAATCTTCTTCCGCGCTTGTGATTTCACCGTCCGCCAGCGCTTTTTCTAACGCCTCAAACAACAATCCACGCGCGGACAGTTCACGCAGTTGTAAAGTTGAGATTTCTACCGAGTCCAATTCGCTTGCGACTGGTGCCGGTACAAAACGTCCACCAGCGGTACGGCAAAGCTCCTCGATAAAATCAGTGCATCCATACTCAAGTTGCAGCGCAATCAATTCTTCATTTTTGAATCGTTGGCCTTTCGTCTGATAAAGACGATTGTTTAATTCCGCCTCCGAAAATCCGAGAAACCCTGCAACCGCACTTTTGCCGCCTGGTATCTTCTCAATCATTTCGATAATGGTTTGTTTCATTGCCATAATTTTTGCCTTATTTTTATGGTTTTCTTTTCGGTTAGTGTTGGTAAATTACAGTCATGCGATAATCGCAGAACCTGACTTAATGGGATTACTAAAGTTTCTAATCTCTTCCGCAGAAATAACGTTTTCCAAGGCTTGAGATAGAATCTCTGAATATCGGGTCTCGCCTGTATATTCAGTTCTTGGTAGAGAATTTGATGCGCGCCATTTGTAAACTGCACGCACAGAAATACCGCATAAATCTGCCACTTTAGCCGCACCCAAAGAGTCAATAATGTGTTTTAAATTTTCCATATATAATCTCTTTAAATGAACTTAGAGTACATAATAAACTAGAACTGAAAGTACTTCAAGTTTTATTTATAATTGAACCGATAGTTCAAAGGTGGATGAAATGATTACTGAAGAAAAAATTAAACAGGACTTTGCCGCACGGCTGGACATTGCGTGCAAAAGAAAGAACTTGCCTGAAAAAGGCAGGGGAAAAATTATTGCAGATATACTGAAAATTACGCCAAAAGCTGTGAGTAAATGGTTCAATGCGGAGACGTTGCCAACTCAATCAAATATCTATGTTTTGGCCGATTTTCTAGGCGTTACAAAAGAATGGTTAAGTTATGGTGATAAGAATGCTTCAATAGAGCAAATCGAAAAGCAAATATCCTACCCTTTGCTAAGTCCAATCCAAGCAGGACTATGGACTGACATTAGATCACTTGAAGATTTTGACGGTTACGAGATGATCCCAAGCACTGTCATAGCCTCTGAAAATTCCTTTTATCTACGAATTGAAGGTAAATCTATGCTCCCCCGATTCAACGAGGGCGATCTGGTTTTAATCGATCCTGATATTGTGCCAACACCAGGAAAATTTGTGGCAGCAATCAATGGCGATAACGAGGCGACATTTAAACAATACAAAGAGCTTGGCACGAGAACATCAGAAGGCATACCACACTTTGAGCTTGTTCCGCTTAATCCAATGTTTCCAACATTAAGCTCGCTAAATCAAGAAATTAGGATTATTGGCGTGGCAAGAGAGCGTGTAGAAACACTATAATTGAAATGTCTATCAAGAAATTGATACTGGATATTATTGGTCCTAAATAACTTCTATACCTGCATGGTGTTAAATAAATAAAAACAAAGAGTTACACATGAATAATGCTAATTACCCTGCTCCCTATTCAAGGTGTAGCCTAACAGATATTATCTAGATATGGGCGGTTTTCTGTCCGCGCACAATAAAAATATAACTCAAATCACTTTTGTGATAGAATAAAGGAACCATTAAAAATGTCCCCAAAATTTAACTCTAGTATGACGCAACTTGCATTAGTTTTTGAAAACGGAAACGAACTCACCTTTGATGATTTTGCCAAAGAAAATGGCATTACATATTGGTACGCTTCCGAATTAGCTATGATGTTAGGTTACACCGACATGACAGCTATAACTAAAGCTATTAACAAAGCGTATGCTGTTTGCAATAACCTTAATATTCCAATTATTGAAAATTTCATTCAGGTAAAATCCCCAAACCTTGATAACGACTTAAAACTCACACGGTTTGCCTGTTATCTGACAGTAATGAATGGCAATATAAGCAATCCTAAAGTTGCAGCAGCGCAGGCTTATTTTGCTCAACTTGCCGCAGAAATACATTCTGTTTGCCAAAGCCCTGATGAAGTTGAGCGTGTTTACTTACGTGGTGATATTTCAGATCGAGAAAAAACCTTAAGTCATGTAGCTCATAGACACGGAGTGGAAGATTACGCATTATTCCAAAATGCTGGTTATCGTGGAATGTATAACATGAACATCCGTGCTTTAAAAAACAAGAAAGGGTTGTTTGAGGGAGGCGGCTCTCTGCTTGATTTTATGAATAATGAAGAGTTAGCAGCAAACATATTCCGCATTACCCAAACCGAAGCCAAAATCAGAAACCAGAATATTCAGGGGCAAAAAAATCTTGAGAATGCCGCGGAAACAGTTGGTAGATCGGTAAGAAATGTAATGATCCAAAACACCGGCGTTGCACCGGAAAACCTAAAATTATCCGAAGATAAAATAAACAGGATTAAGAGCAATATAAAGAAAACGCACAAAGCGCTTGTTAAACACGACAAGAAAAAATAATTCTCTATTTGACAAACAAACCGCCTTCTGGCGGTTTTTTTATTAACATTTAAACTCCGAAATCAACTCCTCTAGCACAATCCTCTCTTGCTCATTAGCACGCACAATCCTCAACTCTTCATCTACGCGCGACACTATCTCATTAATCCCTAAGCTATTAATCCCTTCGCAATTCAGCGAGATTAACCATTTTTTAAACTCTTTTTTCATAATTCGCCCTCCTTATCGGCAGGGTCATAATAAACCAACCCCAATTTAAACCAACTATCACCACCGAAACTTGCGATCTGCATCGCAAAAATCACAAAAATACACTTCAAAACACAAACTTTACCTTGTGACTGATTAAAAAATAAGCAATTGAACACTATTTTCAAAAATTTATTTCTTTAAAAATCAACCAAATATGAACAATTAGTACATTTTATTAAAAATATGTACTTTTTATTCTTGACTATAATGAACCTAAGGTACATAATACACCCATCAAAACGAGATACACATAAACATCTCGATGCTCTTTAAAAACTTGGTCTCGTGCGGGATATAAATTATCGGCTGATTTAAGTCGAGTAACCCCCAAGCAGAAAACTGTGTCGCGTGTTAACCGAAAAGAGGCGGTTGGCGAATCAAGGGCAGCGCTGTTTATATCTTTAAGCAATCCCTTAGAGGATACGAGTTCAGTCGGGGAAATGGCAAGCAAGCCCGCGGACTGGTTACTTACGCCCTATTAACTCAATCGGATAGAGCAATCGCCTTCTAAGCGATAGGTTACAAGTTAGAATCTTGTATGGGGCGTCATTCTAAAGCACATTTGAAGTACAGAGACACAACGGCATGTGAAACCGTTGCGAATGATAGAGAGAAGTGTGCTTTGAAATGGCAAACATAAAACAAATGAGGTTAAAAATGGAAGAAAAACGCTATTCCGAGGCTGGCAGTGTTGTCAGCAATACCATAACTGAAATTGAAAAAGAACATATTCGCACTTCTATTTTGAAAGCGATTGAGAACGGTGCTTATTATCCCGGTTTAGAGGAGCGAGCATGTCAAGCAATTTCTTATATCAACCGCTTTAGTGATTCTAAATCAATAACGGAACTGGTAGATAGCGAAACGGGTGAGATTTTTCGCAAAATAGACTAATTTTGCCATAACCGTTTCATTTCTTCATGATTGCATCGCCATGTGGCCCAAGTGTTATTAGAGCAATCAAATACAGCGACGCCATCATCAGAATCAATGTTTTTCTGTAAGAAATCTCGACATTGAATTGCGGAAAATGGTGTTTGTACATACCAAACAGACTCAAGTACCTTACTAGCAGTACCTAGTTTAGCAATTGCTTGTTGAATCTTGGTATAGTCTCGATGGTTTCTTAAGTCATAAGAAATAATCATATTTGACATGGCTTTATCCTTAGTTTGTGTTGTGAGAGATTAAATTATATTCCTTAGTGTTGTGAGAGACAATAAGGGACTTGAGCCTTACAAGTATAAAGAAAGATCGG